ATGCTTCTGATCTTCTGGCTTTCCACTATCGTTTATTCCTTCATTAACCCCTTCATTGTCGTATTCCTGCATATTAATTCCCATTTATTACATAGAATTCAGTTAAATCGATGTTGTCTTTATGTTCCTCATAGTACTCTTTAGAGTAAACTATTGAGGTTTCTTTGTGAATTAAATATTTAATATTCATGTTCGATACACCACATTTTATAGGGACGACCAACCATATAGTTGCCAAGCTGCTCATAAATGCTGAAGATCATACTCTCGCGCTGCTCATAGGTAACTTTGGAGTTCTCATAGAGTGAATCGATGTAGTCTACTGCAGGCTGCACTTGAGTAAAGACTGTAGCGCTTAGTGTGTTCTCATCAAAGCACTCTACGGGTACTTCTTTGCATAGATTGCAGCTGATCAATCTCATCTTGCCTCCTGGTGTTCTGTAATCGTGAATGACAATGTACATGTTGTGGTTTCCTATTTAAAATGGCCGCAGAGGCCTCAGATTTGCATCAGGTTAAACGATAGTGTACTTGGTGGTATGTTGGTACCCCTGAGCACCTATCGTTTAACTGAGGTGAAATTAGAGAGGTTTTAGAGATCCTTCCAGTCACCAAGCCACTGCCATTTCTGAGAGTTGATATCGTACATCCTCAGCTGGACTTCGCTGCCCCTTGGGTATCCTGAGTTCTTCTTTAGGAACTCATATTTAATTAGTGCATCACAAAGGTTGCTGAAGGATGTTGCCCACATACGATAGCGCTTGCCATTGTATTTCTTGACAAAGAATGCATACATGATGGTTCTCCTCTTATTGGATGTTGGTGAGGCTGACTGTAGGCTTGCCAGATGCTTTGATGATGTATTGACTATCTGTAGAGATCGTAGGGTTTAACTCACAGAATGCCTTGAAGGACTTGCATCCCCATACCTTGATTGCATAATGAATGATATCCCAAAGGTCACAGTTGCCTTCTCCATAGACCGTGTTAAGGAAGCTCTTGATATGCTTTGAGGTTGTGATGGAGTACCAACCAAATATTTCCACTCGACTGTTGTTATAGTCGTGGCAGGCAACTTGGGTCTTATAAGAGATCAATCGTTCGGTGCTCTCATACTTATCTCGGGTAACAATGACAATGGCCTTGCCATAGAAATCCTTCTGAGAGGAACCAAAGGGTTTGAGGCTGTATGCATAGCGTGACATGATGTTGCTCCTATGAGTTGCTATTTAGGTTAGTTCTAATTGTAGAGACCTAACATTATTTTGTCAAGTCTCTATGTATTAGGACTATCCCTTAGTGTACCCTTGGTTGATCTTTGGCTGCCCTTGGTGTTACTTAAGAAAATAAAGGTCTGCAAAGAACAGTTCCTTGTTATCTTCCTTTACCCAAAGGAGTTTTTCGTTAACATCTATGTCAACGCTGATATGGTTGATATCTTTCTTCCATTCAGTGAGAAGATCCCCTACATCAGTCCATTTCATAGCTGTATATCGACAATTGCCAAACCGAAGCTTATTAATATTTGCTCTGCGGTTGATCTTGCGAACGGCCTTGATCAGCATAGCGCCAAACTGTTCGTTAAACGTTGTCATAATGTGTACCTCTTGGTAGTGACTTGGTGTTGATCATCAATGCTTACTATAGCACACTTGAGATAGCTTGTCAAATGTGCTATGTGTAAGAATTAAAGTTCAATATCGGCAGCCGGCTTTAGTTCATCATACTCTTGCCACTTGTCATCCTTAACAAGCCAATCGATCAGCTCATTGATATCGATGTTGTCATTGATTTCCCACTCAGGAAAGCAATTGATCTCTGAAGTGCTCTCAATGACTTGAAAGTAAGCATCACGTTCATCCGAGCGATTGAGACTGAAAACAATATCACTTGGTGCCCAATCCTTGAGTACTTCGTCAAGCTTATCCCCACAGAGCCAATGAATGCAATGATCCGTGTCGTCTATGGACTTGCAATAGTCGTTCCAAAGGGAAACCACTTCGGCCGGATACAGTTCGTCAATAACGAGCATGAGTTTGCCGGGAAGAGGATTGAACTTATTGGTGGTGGTGTTTGTCATGATGTTGTCTCCTATAAGACTTGGTTTGACTTGGATTACTACTTGTAATCTTGGATTACTACTTGTAATCTTTGATTACTTCTTACTTTAGCACACTCAAGAGAGCTTGTCAAGAATGTGCTATGTAAGTATTAATACCTACTTGACAGCTGATTGCCACTTCCCCTCGAAGTTCTCAATGCCTTGCATGAGTGCATAATGTTCAACTTCTCGGATGACTAGAAGAGTACGTTCTTCATCTCTGAAGTCTGAGTAGTGCATTGCATTCCACAGAAGATAAGCCTCAAACTCATGAAAATGATCATCATCAGTCGTAAACTGGATCACATACTGAGCACCATCAGGGCACACTATAGAAACCCTCTGTGTCTCTGCATACGATCTGATGATCACTCTCTTTAATCTGAACTGTAGCATCTTTAGATCCTCCATGAGATCTGTTTGTTTAACCATGAGCACACTTTAACAAACCCACAAGCGATTGTCAAGCCCTCCCCTATCCCCTGTTCATGGGATACCCTCGGTGCCCCAACGCTATTATAATAATAGTCATCGGGTAGGCCTTCGGGCTTCCCAAGGTTGATAATAGGGAGCAACAGATATGATATAAGTAGAAATACCTATGTTACCCCGAAAAAACATAGATGAACCAAATGTAAACAATAGCCCCCGAGGTTACCCTAAAGCTACCCTAAAGGCTCCCCTTGGGCACCCTTACGCACGCCTACACATATATACGTAAATTAGGCAGTAGGTGTATACGAGCAACAACAGGGAATCTCAAGGCACCCTATGGGGGACACACGCCCGTGTCTGTCTTAAGGTGCCACCTTACAAATTTATTATAAAATTCTAATCAAGGTGACCCTGTTGTTACACTTAAGTTACCCTAGAGTTAACCACAAGTTATCGTCAAGAGATAGCAAGCTAACATAAGGAGGCGTACCCTAAGGGTTAACTTAAGGTACACCTTAAATGGTCTATAGGCTAACTATAGGCACCCCTTAAAGGGGCTATAGTAAGCCACCTACAGCAGCTCTAAGTAGTGCATCAACTGTCCCTACATCACCATTCAATAAGGAAACCACTAAAAGGACAATAATAATGATGATCTTGATAGCTACTACTAGTTTATGATTCAATGGTCTCATATGGATACTTTGAGTTAACTAAAAGGGAACATAAAGAAAAATCTAAAGTCAGTCTTTATGAGCCCCTTTAGAATATCTCAAAGGGTCTATAGGTAACCCCATTATTTTTTTAATTATTATTTTCTTATTTTTTGTCAGGAGGGGGTCAGGTAGATATCTTATATATACCTTTTTCTGGCCCCTTCTGGGAGTGGAGATTTTATTCGGAGTAGTCACTTCACCCTTATAGGGATGATTTTATCTTGTAAACTTGTATCCCTCTGAATATTTGTATTTATTGAATCCCTTGGAAGTACCTGATTCTCTTACATTTTCTGTAATTGTATTTATTCCTATTTTTCTTGTGATAAACCCATGAAAGGCTTCCAAAGATTCCTCTAGCCATTCTGAAGTTACTTCATTTATTCCTTCATCAGCATCAATTCCCATGAAATCTACTAAATACTTGACACCTATAGCTAAGGCATCCAATCTATCATCGTGAACTAGTGATCCTCTGTCTGAGGTAATTCTAGTCATCTGATAGAATAGTGCATACTTGTAGTCACCTTCAGGGACACTATCGATATCCCTGTTGATGCACTCAGGGGTAACTATCATCTTATGGTTACCTAGGACAGGCTCTAGGGTGTCTATGATACGTACTTCTTTCTGTCCTGTTGACTTAACTTCTTTAGTACCACATTCCTTATAGACCTTCCTGAGGACAGGCTCAAAGAGCTTGAGGTACATGCCATCACCGAAATTCCCTTCAATGACTACCTCATTAACCTTCCACTTCTTAGCAGTATTAGCTAGCTTATTTAGGACTACATCAGAGTATCCCCCTAGGAGACCTCCTGCTTCCATCACGTAGATGTAACCATTAAGATAATAGAGTACACAATATCCCGTCTCATCACGTCCCCTGCCAGACGGATCAACACACATCATCTTATAGGAATACTTCTCCATCTCTGGGGAAGCTGTATGGCACATATAATAAGCATCTCCCTTTAATCCCATTACCTTTGGGATTTCCTGTATGGAGACCTTACGAGCAGGATCAGGCATCCATGTAAGCTTCATAGGTGCTTCATCTGTACTGAAGGTGCCTACAATGAGATCTCTAAGTCTCAATGGGTACTTATCAGCATCAGATAAGCTAGTGTCTAGCATGAACTGCAGCAGGAACCCTGCTCTTCTATAGGACAGCTCTCGTTTCTGTAGATCCTCTTCATTGAATCTAAGGGGATCTGTAGGCTTACCTGCGTACTTCTCAGGATCACTGTCATACTTGTCTGCAATGAACTTAGCTAGACGTGTACCATAGTTAGCTCTCTGGGTCTCATCATAAGGATATCTTGCAGGGTAGATAATAGCAGTGTACCCTCTTTCCTGAAGTTCATTATAGAGAGACATTTCATTCTGAGGGGTACCAAGGTAAATGATGGTGCCATTAGGTTTGATAACAGCGTCAAGCTCCTTCACTAACTCGAACAACTGATCTCTCAATACCTGAGTGAAACTGTTGCTCGGTACCTCTACGTCATCACTAACAATGATATCTGCACGAGAACCTGTAAGCTGTCCTTTGATACCTACGGATTTAACTGAGGGGCTATGATCGGGTTTACTCGGGCCAACGTCAAAGAGATTCTGAGTATCCCGTTGCCCCTCTCGTGCCTTTAGGTGCTCTAAGAATGGCAGCTCATTAATGATCTTCTTAATAAAGGTAGCGTTTGCATCAGCTCTTTCTTTATTAGCTGAGACAACCATAATCTTGAGCTGAGGGTTCTTCCATAGGCACCATACAACATAGGCACATGTAATGAAACTCTTAGCTACACCACGGAACCCCATAAGAATGAATCGATCATTGGGGGGATGCTGCAGTGTCTTAGCAATATCTACCTGAATAGGCGTAGTCTGTGGCAACCCGATTGTCTGCCAAACTAAGCTACAGAACAGTGGAAAACTGTTAAAGTATGGAACCAATGCTTTAGTTGACAAGGCCATTAGCTCCATAGTCTAACTCAAAGTTCTCCTTAGTAGCCTTCAGCAGGGATGCCAATGCATTGTCTCCATCTTCACCTGCTTTAGGGACACAATTGATGCCATTTCTCTGCAGCTCCTTAATAATCGCATTGTATAGCTGAGGGTTACGTTTCTCTGGGTCTTTAAGATCGTTCAGCATGTTCTCCAACATGTTGTCCTGAATCAAGCTCAGCAAGCTCTCTCTGTCTAATGGTTCTTTGTTCTTCATTGATTCTCACTCTCCTGGCAGCTAGGTAGGGGTCTACCCAGTACTTTTTTATCATTGTTATAATGCCTACTATAGTGTACACAATGGTACCTATGTAGACCCAATCACTTAGGGCTACCCCTAATACGGTAACCCCAGTGACAGCTATAGGGGGAGACATATTAATAATATCCTTTGCTATGGAGCCCCCATCCTCTACTGTAGGTTCTATATCTAGGAATCTCATTAGTTCACACCTAAGAGACTCCTAAAGTCAGCTTTCTTAAAGTGTGCTCCTTTAAGTAACTTTCCATCAGCTCTATAGGTAGGACAAAGGTTGCCATTGTCATCAACCATCTTGCTCATGAATTCCTCTGCAAGAGCCTTCATGCCTAACTCAAGAGGATACTTATGTTCAATAGCATACATGATGCAAACCCAGATAAGATCACAGAGTTCTTTGAAGTCCTCTGGGCAATCTGAAGCTTCCTCTGCCCATTCTTCAAACTCCTCAAGGATGAGCTTAAGATAGAGCTTTCCGTTCGTCCCTGAAGGGTGAGCCTTGTCGAACAATACTTGCATAGTGTCCGCAAGACCCTCCGTTGAATATTCTAAAGACTCGCTGATTGCTTGAGCCGTGGTATTCATGTTTTTCCTTTTTATCTAATTCAAATTTACCATCAATGAGAACATCAACATAATTCAATATGGGCTTATCTTTGATATCCTCATAGGTACGTCCTGTCCATAGCCATATCTTCTTGGTGTTCCCATAGGCACCCCTCACACGCTTCAGGATTTGCTCTACAACGGGTTCATTGTAGGGCTCTAAGGGGTCACCCCCTAGGATACTCAATCGTTCAATATAGGGCGATTTAAGAGCATCTAGGAGGGTGTTTATAGTGTCATCAGTAAACGGTGTTCCATAGAATGGATTCTGGGCTTTCCAATTGAAGCACCCTCGGCAGCATAAGGAGCATCCTGAGACAAACAGGTCTACCCCCATGCCATCCCCATTAGTCATACTACAGGTATCTATCTTAGCGTAGTTCATAGTTACATTGACACTCGGTCTTTAATTTCAGCTAACTTAGCATCGTTCATACGAGTACTACCATTAGCTTTAGTGTACCCTAGGTATCCGCAAACACGACTAATGACAGACAAGTTAGTAGATCCACAATGTGGACACTTATTCATGACATTAGTTGAATGCTTACCGCAGTCCTCACAATAGGCACTGTCAAAGTTAATACCCTGATAGAACCCTTTCTCCATACCTCGTAAGATCAGTGCCTTAAGTGCCTGAAGGTTCTCAGGGTTAGTCACACGGTTATAGACAATGTGTCCTCCGTTGCACATATGGAACATCTTGTATTCAGCATCCTGCTTCTCAAAGGGGGTGATAGGTTCATTAACGTGCATATGGAAGCTGTTAGTGAAGTACTCTCCAAACTGATGGTCACCTGTGTAATCAGCATATTGCTTAGCTTGAACCCCACAAAGGTTCTCTGCAGGCGTACCGTAGACAGCATAGAGATAGCCATCTTCTTTCTTGAACTTCTCTACCTTATCGTTAATATGTTTCAGTACAGTTCGGGCATACCAAGGATCCTGATAGAGTGTCTTACCCGTAGCAAGAATATTAAGTTCATTCAAAGCAGTGACACCAAAGGAAGCGGTCATGTAGTTAACCAAATCACCAATCTCATCGTCTGCCTTAAGGTTCCCCTTATAGAAACCCCCCTGCATGAATGCCATCGGATTGGTGCAAGCCTTAGTGTGTCTAATGAGATCATAGCGTTTCTTAAAGAAATTACGGATAGTCTCAAGTCGTACATCAAGGACATTGAAGAAGTCTACGTTATTCTTTAGAGAGTAGGCCAAAATAAGGGGGAGATTAAGAGACACTGCCCCAATGTTGCATCGACCAACAGTAATAGCTTTGCCCTCCTTATCGTGCCATTCAGTGAGGTACGCCCGGCATCCCTGCCATAGGCTGTATCTCATAATTTGATTCCATTTATTTCTAAATGGGCTAGACTATATCTTCCTAAATCTTAGTTTAGGCATACCGTTTCGAAGGCGTGAGCAATCACCTCGCACCCCCTACACCCCTACATTCATCAGGGTTAGTCGTTAGACACACAATAATTCTTATTATTGCTTCGTACGGGATTGTCCTCAACATTACTTGTTAGGAGTTTCCCCGTTTAGGTATGTTTAACGCCGACAGGATATTAGTTTATCGGCGAAGTAATAGCTCCAGTACGCTTGTAGATGTCTGCAGCCTTACCATGGTTCAAGCTAAGATAATCAGGGTACATGCACTTACTGGAACACTTCACAGCAAGTTCAAAGAGCTCCTTGTGATCTTCATCTTCATTGATCTTATTTTCATCATAGAGGAAGACAAGCTTAGGGAACACCACCTGTTTACCTCCATGCCCCCTCATGCGAGTCTTAAGGATAGTCTCACCAATCATCCGCATGATGTCTCTATCAAGGTCATCCATCATGATGTCCCAAGTACCGAAGGTAAGCGTAGTGAATGCGAAGTCACCGCGAGAACACGGAACAGTATTGAGCTTCAGCTCAAGGGACTGGAAGCCTTGTTCAAGTTCACGCCTGAGATCCCCCATAGCCATTGCACAGGATTCATCATACTCCATGTTGCATTGTTCGAAGTATTTCTTAAATGCGTTATCGTAGGTCTTCTTAGCATACGGAAGGAGAACCTTATCGATCTCTGCAAGGGTGAATCCACCGAACTGCTGTGCAGTAGCAACTAAGGTGATATCTCCAATTACCTGAAGTGCACTCAATACACTCGTAGGTTCCGTGTAGTCCACATTGGACATACTAAAGCCACCCCTAAGGACATTCCCAATATCAAACAGGCAGCAATTGACAGAACCCATGAGCATATCTCGCATATCGTGAATGTAGATGTCACCACGCTTAGTTAACTCTTTTTCTTCCTTGCTAAGATAGAATTGTCGATAGAGCTCTTTTGTAAGGTATCCCTTAATGAGCGAACCTTTTGTTGACACCAGAGAGCTATCGAAGTTAGCATTCTCTCTGTCCCCAAGTAGAAGCACGTTATCAGCTTCATCTTTAACTTTCTCAAATGATTTAGCATAAGTATTCTTATAGTCTCTATATTCTTGATATGAATTCGCTACATCAGTCAACCCAAAGTACTTCAAGTAATGAATTACTTCCTTATGAAGGTCTTTAGTTGGGGCATCTCTATCAATAATTAAACAAGAGTGAACTTTCTCAACCAGTTTGTTAAGAACATCAGGCTCCACATATTGATTCACTCTAGCAGCCGCCTTATAGACAGCTTCTTTGATCTTCTCTCCGTTCCAACCTTCTACAGTACCGTCTTTCTTAATAATCTTCATGTTCCATAGTGTATTTAGTTATTTAATTAGTGTTGCTCTTATCCGTGAACTGTGCCTTAGCAAACTGCTTTATGGCAGTAACTTCCTCAGAAGTAAGTTCACTAGTAATATTAGCATAAATCTTCTTCGTTACGCTGTTGTCTTCGCTATACACGATGACATCAAAGGTAACCGTAGGAATGTCGGGTTTCGCTGTAAAGAATGCCTTACGGTTCTCATACTCACAGGCACCTACATTGCCATCCCAATAAACTTGTATATTCATTTACTTAGTCTGTTAGATAGACTCAGTAGTCCTACGTTAATTACTGTGCGTAAATCCTTTAGGACTACTGAAACACCCGAATTACTTGCTCTTCTCAATGCTAATGAGATAGTACAAAGCCTTTAGGGCATCCTTATAGGCTCGGATGTCTCCCTCAGTATGGTAAGACTCCTTGTTACGCTTCTCAATAGCTTCAAGAAGTTTATGCTTAGCCATCATAAAAACATTATCTTCCCATTTTTCATCAATCATCTTTGTATTTCTCCATAATATTAATTAGAGCCTCACCATCAGACTTATCGAATTTAAATCCAAGGTATTCCACAGTGCCACTCTTATCGAATGCACTGTTGATGAATCCCTTGGCAACATCGATGTCTACCTTGTTGTTCTCATCGACGATACCTACCTGTTTCAGCATAGGCAGATACTTACCGATGAGGGTATCCGCCTGATGCAGAATCAAGAACGTACTCCCTCCAAGAATCCATTTCATCATGGAGGGAGCACTAGGCATCAGTCGAGTATCAACGAACTCAGGGAGAACCTGAGAGATTTTACTCAAACTGATTTTCATAAGGAAATATTATGCTCCAGTAGCAGGAGTATTCGTAGGAGCAGTCCACGAATTATACTTAGCCATCGGAGTCGGGCAGATTGCACTCATAGGCACAATGGTATCCGTGATCTTACCAAGAGTACCCATCATGTTGGCAATGGTTCCATCAAGACAACCAAACTTTGCCTGAGTAGTCAGAGCAAGTTCATTGACCTTGCCAAGAACAATCTGCTCACGCAACTCCTGCTTCTCACAGCAACACTTAAGTTCTGCCTGAAGCTTAGCGAGTTCAACACGGTTGTTCGCGGATTCATCGGCAAGAGGCTTGAGGTAAGCAAAGGTTTCATCACGGAGTCTACGGTTATCTGCAAGAGACTGTGCATAGACTTACTTGGCGTTGTTGTCGCTGTACTTTTCAGCCTTCAACATGCCATTCTCAGCTTGAAGAGCAGAGACAACATTCTGATTGCCGTTACCAAAGAGACCACCAAGGACACCACCGCCGTTACCTCCGTTATTGAGGAGACCAAGGGCCGTACCAGCGATACCAAGACCGAGACCTGAGCCTGCAACACCCTTAGAAGCAAATTCTGCCATAATAAATTTCCTTTCTAGTTATTACTAGAGTTATATTTGATAACTTAATATAAGAAGTGACTGAATCCCAGTTATCAAAAGATTCAATCACAAGGAATCCTAGGGGTTATCCCTAGGGTGAATATCTCTAGGAGAACCTAGAGGTGAATTTTTAGTTGTTTTTAGTTTAGTTATGGGGGATAGGCCGCCGAACGAAACCCAAAATAAAAAGACTCTTTGTACCAGTGTTTTTTTGAGATGCCGTCCCACGAACGACAGAAAATACCAGCATACTGGCCCCAGGTACTCCCTAAACCAACCTTCAAGCCATTCGTTGTGGCGTAATACTCTTGATAACCATCGCCCCCAAATAGAGCACTTGTTGAAGCTGTTTTAGGAACAATACCTGCACCAACCCAGTCAAGACCGCTGGTGCCATTTCTAACCCCGTTAAAGCTTTTTTGTCCGTCACGAAATCCAGTTAAATAAGAGGTGTGCAGTTTTTGATTAACAACGTTATCTTGTGTAATTTCGTGGGCGGTTGTTGTGGTATTCATTAACCCAACAGTTTCTTGCTCCGGATTACACGCTCCTATTGTCCACTGGTTACACACCCCCGCTACGTCAGCAACACCGCTTGCTTGTCCGTTGTGCGTTGTTTTATTAAACGGTGTGCCCGACCCAGTTTTGGCGAACCCGCTTCCGTAAGAGTGGTACGTGTATCTAATAATGTCATCGTTGAAGTCCCGGCCGTACTCGCTTGTCGCCCCTTTGGGGAAGTTTGTAGTGTGGTTTGCATCATACCACGCACACGCGTCTGCACTTGTTGCGGCCTGTCCGTGTGCGAGACTTAATAATGAAATAGCCGACCATTGGTAACACGTAACCAGCGAGTAGTAATCGCCGCGAGCACGACTCAGCGTAATCGCATCATACGCCTGCCCAACTGTCCCTGAAATATGTTTTGTGAAATAAGGTTTGATAGTATCGTCGTGACACATCAGCCAATCGGCATTTTTCACACTGGCCGCCTGACCGTTAACGTTCGAGCAAAGATACTTATCAATAAAGAATGCGTTTTTCAGCTTATTGCCATCCACGAAAGCGCGGTGAAGAATCCAGTCATCCCCAAAGTCAGGCGAGGAAAACACCGCGTCATGTGAAAACTGAGGAAACTTCGTTGCGTCTTTAATCTCCAAAGCATCCACACCATCTCGGCTGTAGGACGGCGCAGTGGCCTTACCAAGGCGATAACAAAACGCGGGAATACAACACATAATTGAGCCATTAGTGTGAATGTAATTCCCATAGTTATCACTAGTAGGATCTTCACAGCCTTCCATAGGAGTCAACCTCATAGCAGTCAAGTCCGCAGGATCACCTCCATAAACCCCCACACCAAACCCCTGTCGTCCTGCACTACCAATGGCTGACTTAGATTTCTTACCCCCAAGGAGCATCAGAAGTTCACTATTATCAACACTCATTAGATCCCTACCTTGGCTAGTGAACTAGCCTTAGCTAACTTAAGACCAATACCATCAGTATCCTTATCGAATACACTCGGAAGCTCAGGCCAAGTAACTTCTTTAGGGAAACCACTCTGCTTTGTGATATCTCTAAGAGCCTGTCTATAAGTCTTCACTTCTTCAAGATCTTTAGGATCACTCGGATAGTCAGGCATAACGAAGAAGTCAGTCTCCTCAAGTTTCTCATCTCTGTCTCTTCTGATTCTTTCAGCAAGTTCTTCATCAGTTGGGACATAAGGAGGAACTTCAGGTTCAGGAATATTTACCTCAGTAACACCAAAGTGTTTCTTAGTTTCTTCATCCCATTCACCAAAGACCATACGATCTTCATTCCAGATAACCTTACGGATATCACCAAGACAATCATACTGGTTACCCTTGTAGTTATATTTAATCATTCTTAAGCCGCTCCTTTAACAACACCTGCGATACCCTTATCGTTATTCCAATGACAAATCAAAAGACACGGAAAGGACAACTCAGGTACTTCACCATCGACCCACGCCCAGTTTGACTCTAAGGTAACAGTACCTGCTGACATCTTCACAACCTTAGTCCAAGCCTGTCCTGTAGCCCCATTCTTGACAGTAACAGCACCAGAGGTAGCATATTGTGAATCCTTAGCAGAGGCATCTACAGTGGTACCTACAGCGCTTGTGGAGTACCCTGCAAGAACACCCCTATTACCAGTCTTAGGAATCTTATCATTGATGGTATTCAGAGTAGTCTGTAAGTTAGTCACATCAGCTACAGTATGGGTATGTGACGTGTTGGCTTTACCTGCAAGACCATCTGTGAGAGCCTTAGAGGTAGCATAGTCCCCTTTAGGTTGCTTACCATCAAGGGTACTCTGAAGGTTAGTCACATTAGAGATACTGTGTGTATGACTTTCAGATGCCATGGGGTAGTTAGTACCAGCAGTACCACTCATGCCCACCCACTTCTTCTTTGTTTTATCCCAGACTAACTGACCTTCAACACCAGCATAAGCATTGATCTGTTCAGTAGTACCAGTTAATTGTTTTCTTTGTTTAATTGCCATAATTCACTTTAAGGGGTACCTAAGTCCCCGTAATCTACAAATCCTTCAAAAGTAGCTACACTAAGTTTACCATTAAGTGCATCCTGAAGACCAGTCACATTAGCTATCGTATGGGTATGTACTGTATTAGCTTTACCTGCAAGACCCTCTGTGAGAGCCTTAGAGGTAGCATAGTCCCCTTTAGGTTGCTTACCATCAAGAGCTGTCTGAAGGCCAGTAACATCAGCTACAGCATGAGTATGAGCCTTGTTAGCTTTACCTGCAAGACCTGTACTAAGAGCTGTGGCTGTAGCATAGGTACTCAGATCAGGCTTATTCTTAATGAAATCCTTCTGAGTACTATCGGACTGATCCCAGTCAGACTGAAGCTGTCCTGTAGATGCCTGATTAGCATAACTTCTAGCTAAGTCTGCCTGTTTCTTAGCTTCATCTTCAGAAGCCTTAGCCTTATTTGCAGAGCTACTAGCAGATTCCTTATGGGTAGCCGCAGTGTCTTCAGAGAGCTTAGCCGCCTTAGCTGAGTTAGCACTTGCAGTAGCCTGTGTGGTAGCTGACTCAGCACTCTTAGCAGAACTCTTTGCACTAGCATCTGCTTGACCAGCTGATGTACTAGCAGATGTTGCACTAGCTTCAGCTTCAGAAGCCTTAGTAGTAGCAATGGTAGCCTGAGCAGTAGCCTTAGTTACTTCAGCTTTAGCTAAGTTAACCTGCTTAGTACCTTCAGCCTGTACGGACTGCACAGAGGTAGCTTCAGCATCAGTCACCTTCTTTACAGAGCTAGTACCTGCATCAGTAACTCTAGTTACCTGTTTGTTGCCTTCAGCAGTAACCAAGGTAGTCTGTTGCTTAGCAATATTGGCCTGCTCAGTAGCCTTAGTTACTTCAGCCTTAGCTAAGTTAACCTGCTTAGTACCCTCATCAGTCACCTGCTTGACAGCTGAGGCAACAGCCTGATTGACTGCCTGACCACCATCAGTCTTAGCCTTGTTGGCATAATACTTAGCAGAATACTCAGTATCATCAACAGTGCCATCCATCTTGTTAGCCCAGTCCTTAGCAAGACTAGCACTACCTGATGCACTCACCTTAGATGCCTGAGCGTTAGTCGCAGAGGCACCAGCATTAGTAGCACTTGTTTCAGCACTCTTAGATGCCTTCTCAGCTCTTGTGGTAAGACTAGTGACAGTGTTAACTGACTCAATAACCGTCTCAAAGTCAGGAGCTAAGCCTGCAACAGTTCGGACTGACTCAATGTTGTCTGCAACAACCTTGATGTTACCACCAGTGATTGTCGGTAAGGGAGCACTTGGGTTCCCTAAGTCACCATAGTCATCATAGAGAGTATCTGAAAGAGACCCTGTAAGGTCGTTACCTACAATGTTAATGTTGCCAATACTATTTGAGTCAGTAACAACACTATCAATGTTATCAGCTACTACCTTAATCTCAGGAGCAATCGGGACAATGACATTAGCTACTGAAGTAACTGCCTCTTCGGATTTCTTAGCATTAACTTCAGAGTCCTTGGCGTTCTTAGCACTAAGGACAGCCTCATCAGCTCTTGCTACAGTGATTGCAGTGTTATCTTTGGTTTCCTTATGGAGAACCCGATCCTCTGCAATGATCTCTCTAGCTTCCTTAATGATAGCTCTATTCTCAGTCCTTACCTCATCAGCATGAGCAGAGGCACTTACAGCATTCTCTTCAGAAGTCTTAGCCTTTGTCTCAGACAGCTTAGCATTCTCTTCGGACTTCTTAGAGTTAGTCTCAGCTTCAACAGCTCTGTCTCTAGCTTTCTCTGCGGCAATCTTTGAGTGAAGGGCACCTAATGCATCAGCTTTGTAGATGCCATAGGTCATCGCATCACCATCACTTACTGCATCGCCCACATTGATGATACGTTTACCCTTAGCGTCCCAGTTTCCCTCTCGGTTGACACTAAGGGAATCCTCAAGGATATCTCGGCCTTCTTCAGCGATATGAAATGCCTGCACCTGAGACGTATCCAAGTCAGTAGCCTTAAGAATGGAGGCATCCTTAAAGGTGACTACTCGTTCAGTAGCTGAGGTATATCTTCGGATTGTTAAGGATTCTCCTGATGCAGGAGCTACCTTAAGTCTAATCGTAGTTTTATCTAGGAAGTAATAGTCACTGCCGGTATCACCATAGTCACCCCCAGTAAGAGTATTGCCAGTGCCTAATCGTACAGTAACGAAAGACTTCTTTAGATAATCAAAGGGGACGGTAAAGTCAGTAGTAGTACCGTCCCCCTCATAGATGATAATAGTGGAAGCCATTAAATATTAATATCCATATTTGTAGTCCTCTAGATCGTCATTAACGAAGGACTTAATTGCATTAGTTATCCCCGGTATATTTGGGATAGTTGATGTAGACCTCTTGATATACCTAGCGATATCCCTTCGATCCTTATAGGTAGAATCATTAAGAATCATATCCTGAATTCTGCTGTATGTACCCAAGCCACCAAAGGCAAGAGATTCGCCATAGCGCAATGCAGGGAACATATCTAAGACAGTATTAGCGATACCATTCCACTTGATGTAGTTAGAATCTTCACCTAAGGTATCTCTAGTTTGAGCTGTAGTCTTAGCTGATGTGCCAATACCTACAGAATTCAATGCAAGAGCCATAGAGGCTGTATAGGGGTTTCTATTAAAGAATGCCTGCATCAAGAATGTAGTAAGTGCATCAGGGTCACTCAAGTCATCTATAGAGCCAATACCTAAGGTGTTCTGAAGGTACTGCTCTTTAGCTTCATCCTCCATACCCAAGGCTCTAAGGTTAACCTGAGCTAACGTAATTGCACCTGTAAGAGCACTAGAGGTGAGATAGCTATTCAATGCAGCAAGGTTGCCCTCTTCTTCCCAGCGATTCATTAGTTTAACGAAACGCTTATTATAGGACTGCACTGAGAAGGTCTTAAACTGGAGAGCCATAGACACTACAGGATTATTAGCTACCTGCCACGTAAAGACATCATCTAATTTGCGTCTCTGAAGGGTCTCCTCAATAGCGTAGTTAGTGAGCTTACGCAATACACTCATAGCTTTATTGTCATCTCTGAAGTCAGCCAATCGTGTACCTTTCTTGAGCATAGGTGTCTTAGCTGTCTCATCGTACCTAAAGAATCTCTTGCTTGCCATTAGGGTATAATCAAGATCAGCTTTAGTAATCCCTACTCTCTTAAGATCGATATCTCTAAGGAATCCTCTGTGAGCCGCAGTACGCCCATAAGCCTTCTGCATGAACTCCCCAAGGAAGCAACTAACGACTGTATCAATGATAGTGTTATTAGTGTACCTCTGAATCTGAGCAGCAGGGGAGTAGTCTGCAATAACATTAAAGATCCCTACAGCCTTAGCCATATAGGGATTAATGTTACGATATTTCTCTGCGTTACGTCTCATGATCTCTGCGACATCTAAGGTATCATAAAGTTCCCTGCCAATAAGGTGATCCTTAATAGCGGTAATATCATTCTTAGTGAATAAACCGTTGCCCCATCTTTGGACAGTCTCATGTACCCCGGGGATCATTCTAATGAGAGCACCTGCACCATATGCCTGAAATGCTGCTCCAACTTCACCGTAGTTAAGGATACCCATGAGAGTACCAAAGGAGGAGAAAGCTAACTGCTTCATGATATCTGCAAGAGCATCCCCAGTAGTGAAGTTAGCTCTGTTGGGATTAATAGCCATACCATAGGCACGCCTATGCATGACATTAAGAGCCTCACGAAGTTCATCCTCACCCTCAGGACGTCTATTGGTATTCTTTACCCAATAGTCATCAGCCATCTTATTGATATGCTCAAGTCCCTCTGAGAAGTCTCTGTTGTATACTCGTTTCTCTGCAAGTAACCCCGCAGTACGCTTAAAGTATCTGCCAGAGACATCAACAATATCTCCTCTGAGTTTATTCAGAGAGAAGCCAGAATGATCTTTATAAGAGGTATCCCAAGGCATCCTTCGTTTCTGAAAAGAGAAGTCTCTAGCATCATCACTAAAGTTGTCTACAGAGTGACCAGAGTGATTCTGATCTCTATATCCATATCCTGCCTTTCTAGCTTCATCCCAGAGCCACGCATTGAATTGAATATCTTCTTCCTCAGGAGTAAGCTTTACTTTGTTTACTTCAAGTCCCTGAGCTTCGGCTTTCTTAGCTTCCTTCTCTGCCTGAGCCTGTAGTTCCTCTTTCCAAATCCTACGGAACTCTGCAAGCCTTTCTGCGGAACGAGTTACGCCTGTATAGAGGTAACTCTGAAGATAGATACCTGCCTGCTCATCTCCACCTACTCTAAGCAGGAAGTCATGCATCTTCCATTTGTCAATAACTACTGGAACATACTTACCAATTCTATAGGCAGCATCAACTAGACCAAGACGATGCAGCTTAAGGCCACGGTGTCTATAGGTATCTGAAACTCTATCGGCCAGTGCTACAGCTTCAGGATCTTTACTAAGTGGATTCTTAGAGACATCATAGCCACCAATCTTGTCATAAAGAAACTCATTAGTCTCCTCTCTTCCGTACCTGTTGGATAACTTCTGTACATCATGAGGAAGGGTATTCATGAGGCTATCTGTTTCAACCATAAGGCCCTCTACTTCATCAAAGAGAGTATTCTTAGCAGGGCTATTCAGTCTCTGCTTAAAACCTTCATCAGTACGGATACCTTGTTCCCAATGAGTGAGGTTACCAATGTATTCCTTAAGATCCTCAGATTTATCTCTATAAGACAATAGCTTCTGTTTGAATTCAACTGAAGGCAACTTAGAGGTAAGCTGTTCTCTAAGGTCATTCATCTTTCTAGCAAGAGGTAAAGTCTTATTAGCAAGTGTTCTCTCGATAGGGGTAAAGACAACATCCTCAGGGGGTTTCTCACCCTTTAGCATAGCATCATGAGCTATAGCAACCTTACGGTTAACTTGAGAGACTGTACGTAAACCTTTACCTAGTCCCTCAAAGCCTAACGTAAGACCTGCAATAGCACCAACGTCTGCCCAGACATCATGATGAATACCTGTAACGTAATCCTGAAGCTGATTAGCTGCTACACCTGAGACAACATTAGCAGTGACCTTAGTGGCACCTAAAGCTACCTTAGAGGAGACACCAATAGGAGGAGCAACAACTGAAGCAACCGTAGTAACAATATCCACTGGATTACCTACAGCACTCCCTAAGCCACCTACTAAAGACATATACCAAGGGCTATTCGCAAACTGAGCTTCAACCCTTCGGTTCTCTGCAAGTAAGTCTGCATTCCTCTTAACGTCCTCCATAGAAGAAGCATTATCTAAAACAAAGTCAATATCATCTTTGTCATAATTGAACTGCTTATACAGCTCATCCTTCTCTTCTTCGGTAGGCTCATATTTCTTGGTAGTAAATCCCCCTCTGCGAACCCACATTCCAATAGGGGAAACCTTAACACCATCTACAAAAGCACTCTCGTTAAAGTTAAAGAGACTATAACTCTTAGTGTCTCCCTTAAGTACATCCTTTTCAGGAATGTTCTCAATAGGAGTAGTAGTTACATAGGCTTCATACTGAGGCTTAGAGGCTCCTAAGAACCTCCCTAGGTTAGCTACAGGATATTCCCCAGTGTCTACCGGAACGTATGAATTGTCGGCCATTTAAACTTGGAACCCTCCTCAATATTCTTAACAATCTTAGCTTTAATTCTAGCAGTGAAGTCCTTCATAGGAATAACCATATTCTCAGTACCATCAAGAGCAACTACAGAAATATTATCTCTATTGACATCATAGAAAGAACTATCATAAAGCATAGGTGTATTAAGACCTCTCTCACTCATGTAGTCTTTAAAGACCTCATTGGCATACTTAGCTAGATCCTCAGGAGACTGAGGGGTAACTCCAACCTCACCTAACCCCTGCTGAATAGAAGCAATTGGAAGAACAAAGCCACGGACACCTACGAATTCATTGGCTACCTTTTCCATAGCGGCCTTACCAAGCTTACGGATAGAGGTATCATCTGTAGGATTGGCATCCTTATAGGCTCGAATCTCAGCCCACACAAGGGTATCCAACATATCCGTAGTAGCTCTGTTGAGACCCCCAGTGCCAACTAAACCCTGAATCTCATTCTTGTCTACTCTGAATCTAGGCAATAGCTGCTCTAAAGGAGCGCCTGATTCTAGTGCCTTTCTCTGTTGCTGAGCCTTAAAAGCCTGAGCAGAAGCGAGAACCTGAAGGGGATTCTTACCAAGCCTGATAGCCATATCTACAGTAGACAACTGGGAGTATACACGAGTGTCACCATAGGTGCCATTAGTGAGAATCTGTCGTACTGCTGAAGGATTCGTACTGTAGAGACTCATTAAGGTCTGGAACCCCGGGGATAACCCTGAGATAGAGATTGCTCTAGCTTGACCCGGGATATTATACTGGAAGTCACCTGCTTCCTTATCCGTAAGTAAATCTACAGCATCCTTAGATGAGATCTTACCAGTCATAGCAATTTCATTAAGTCTATGATCTAAGTCCTGATAGTACTCTTTAAGCATCTCAGTGACAGGCTCTCTAATGGAATTAGGGGTACCCTTAGAGGTAGCCATAGTGAGTAGCATTGAGATCTTCTTTGGGTCACCCCCAGTGAAGATCTTCTGGACAAACCCTTGCCCAATAACCTTCATATCATTGGAATTCAGAGAGATCCCTGCATCCTGAAGGACTTTCCTAAAAGCCTCCTCAGTAGGAACCACAGTACCAGCAAGGTTAGCCTTAAGAGTATCCCCAAGGTACTCTTCATAGAGAGCATCACCCCGCACCTTCCCAGCGGCCTTAAGGTTAGCCTGAGCAGTTCTCTTAGCGTTCCTGATTGCCTGATCAAGGTACTTAGTTCTAGGTGTCTCTACATTGTTATTGGAGAGATACTCTTCATCCTTAAGTTGGCTGAGGAGAACATAGTTGCCATCCTCAACATACTTGTCAATATCATCACACCAATGAGAGAACTCCATAGCATTGTCAGTAGCCTTTACAGTCTCTGCATTGACAAGCCATGCCTTAAGGTTATCCTCACCCAATAGCTCTCTAAAGGTAGTTCCTTTGATAAATGGAATCTCTTTGTCTGCAATACTCTCAATAAGCTGAGAACCATAGCGAGACTTAGAGGCCATCTGGAAAGCATTGTTGAGAAGCTTATATTGCATCTCAGGGGAATAGTTAGCCCCCGTAGTTCTCCCCATTTGATCAAGGTAATTCAGGAAAGCTTGACCTGCATTAGGTGACCCTGAATTAATGATCGTAGCAATGTTAGAGGAATCAGCAATAAGAGATTTCTCAGTTTCCCATTTATCCTCTACAGCTTCCTTCTGAGCGATTACCTTTAGACGACCCTCAGGAGAAGTCTCAAAGAAACCCTCCTTAAAGAACTCATCATCCATAGAGTAGCCAAAGGAATCAGCAAGATCCTTTTGGCTCTCTTTAGCGTACTGATAGAACTCTGAATCTACTTCAACCTGAGACTTACCAGCAAGCTTATTCGTATTAACCTGTTCATTAACAAAGTCCTGATAGGTCAGGTTGTACGCCATTCGACCATGCAGATACTTAAGTCTAGACATAGCAAATGGATTGTCCTGAAACGGAATACGATTATTCTTGATATCCTGCTGATACTGCTCAATAGAATGACTTTGGAAATACTTATCAGCTAAGTCCTCTACTTCTTTCTTCTTTACCTGTTGCCGCTTTGCTTCATCAATCTGATACTGATCGAAGTCTTTAGATGCCTGCTTAAAAGCTAGACCTAAAGCATTCACCCAGTCACCTTCGAGGTCTGCAGTAACTTTAGAAGAATCAATGTTAAGGTTTGCACCCTTATATTCCCCGAGCTTAGCTAAGCCAGAATTGAAGTACCTCCAAGTACCCATCTCATTAGCAATGGACGTAGTACCTGCTGTATTCTTATAAGCCATTAGTAGTAATAACCTCCATAGGAACCTCTACGGTTATACCCCTGATTCATCGCACCTGTAAAGTTCTGCATGTAATCAAGGAAGTTAAACATGCCTTGGTTTTGTGTCTTAAGGGTACTGTAGTTAGCTATAAAGTTATTCATGAAGCTAGTACCGGTACCCATAGTAGACGAAGAAGTAGTAACACCTGCAGTAGACGTACCTAAGACATTCGCACCTGCAATACCAGAGAGACCCGCAGAACCCCCAACACTAGAGGTACCTGCAACAACCGTCTCTCCACCCACAGTACCCGCAATGGTACCACCAGTACCACCTACGGTACCTGCAGCACCTGCAAGAGCACTGCCTGCACCTGCTGTAGCTGCACCAATAGCTGCACCTTTAGCGGAACTATCGAGGAATTCCATAACGTAGCTCATGCCACCCTTATATTGGCTCTTGAGTTGATCTCTAGCCTGCTCTACAGAATTCTTCATCTGGACATATAGAGCATCCTTCTGAGATCTAATGTTAGTTACATCAGTCTCATAGGCATCCTTAAGAGCAGTCTTTTGTCGCAACACTGCACCTGAGATTGATCTTTTGATTTGTCCTGCAGTTCGCCCTTCGTAACCTGTCTCAGCTAGAGAAGCTTCAACTGTAGCATTATTCTGCAAGGCGTTATAAGACAACTGAAATAAGTTGCTCACAGCATTATCATAGGCACTCTGCTCTTGTCTAGTCAATTGGTTCTGATTCCAATTGTAGTTCATCTGAGCATAGTACATCTGTTTCTTGAATGCTTTAGTGAGAGATCTGTTGTACTTTGATTTCTGCCACAGGGAACTGCCACCACCTGCAACTGCACCGATTACTGCACCTGCAGCAATTATTCCTGACATAGTTCCTCTCTATTGTTAGTTAATAACTGCCACTCATCAGTAAACTCTTTCTCTGCTTCCTCTACAGTAGATGCGTTACTAGCAAAGAACATTGTAATGTAGGTGTCCTCAAAGGCACTAAAGACCTGCCTACGGCCATCCATACCTTTCAATACAGAATAGCCAGAGATCTCCTCTAGGTGATCCCCTACGACAACCTTACAGTCCCCACTAACGATAACCACTGTAGGAATCTTAATGAAAGCACCTGCACCAATCTCACCCTTTCTCAATAGAATGGTTCTAACGTAACAGCCTGCCCACAGGAAATGATCTACTTCAATAGGTGCCTCAGGCAGAGACAGAGTAGCCATAACAAGACCTTTACCAATCTCTTGCTCCATAGGCGCCATACTAGGCAGAGCACCTACCATAGCTTTCTTAAGAGTTAATCCCTTTCTCACGTCTGACTATTCCTCCGAATATAATATCCTTCCCAACCACCAGAGATAAGGTTCACAGGCAACGGATTATCTGAAGTAACTGTAATCTTAACCTCAGTACTATTGTCCTGCACAGGGAACTTAAACTTACCTGTTGCTACTCTATAGGATCCTAAGACTAATGAAGATTCACTTAAGACCTTAGATGTACAAGTGTACTTGAAGTGCTTATTCTTGACATCATTGTCTACAGACACATCAAAGGTACCAGAGTTACTATAGTTAAACCAATAGTATCTCAGTTGTAATCTGCCTTCATCTTCAGAGATCTTAGCACCGTCAGAAGTAGTTTTCTTAATCGTTGGTCTAGACAATACAACATCAAATTCATATTGTCTGCCTACGAAGTAAGTCATACCTCTGAGATCCCCAGTCACCTTAAAGACACCATTAGCATCCCAATCGGTTACCTGATGATAGTAGCCATCAGTACCAACTAGACAATACGTAGATGAGCCAATCTTAGGAACAGCACCATAGACATCCTTTAGGGAGACCTCGGTATAGTCATTGTAGGCACTGTACTTATTAGTATCAGGGATGACATAGCGTACCTTACGATCCATAAAGTATCTTACAGGTTCATCAGAGAAGTCTACTGCCTGACCTGTAAGCCTGCTCTTCTCTAAGAACAGTCCGCCATCAGTGTTAATAAGGAAGTAGATTTCAGAGCCTACGAACTCTGCAAGTAAGACCTGAGTACCTTCATATCGGAACGTCCATTTGCACCATGACTGCTGCATACTCTGGGAATTCTGAATGATGTACTTAAAGATCCATACAGTGTTAGGATGAGTACGTGAACACAGTGTGATTACATTGTCTGCAGTATTACCAGAGAGCCTAAAGATTCCCTTAGGAATATACGTAGGAACATGAGCAGAGACGTCCTCAGCATCCTTAAGGTCAGCTACGTCCTGTACCGTATAATATCTCATAAGAGAGCAATAGTTAACTCTGTTAGAGATAAAGAAAATACTTTGTCCTACACCTAAAGGCTGAGCATCATCACTGTAATCAAAGGAAGTGATTTGGTCAACCTTAGCACTCTTAGGTGTCATTACGCCATCACTAGAGAGAACGAATTGTCCTTCTCTAGAGAACAACATTAGTTCCCTGCTGAATGGTACTGCATGAGTTAGAATACAGACTTTGTTTGAAGATACAGCAAGGTCAATTGGATCAGTATCAGCAATAGTAGCTGCTGATCTAAACCAGAAATTAAAGAAATCAGCAGAAGCACTGAGGATAACATTTTCACCACTGATGAACCCTAAGCGATTTCTGTAGAAGAACATATCATTCAGCGTTTCCCCTACGAAGCTAGGCTCAGGATTGCTGTCCTCATCACCTACTGCTCTATCAGTCCAAGTAAGTCTTTTGAAGTGGAAGGAGCCATCAGATTCTCTTACGAGCGCATGAGGCATACTAGAGTAATCAAATTTATACTGAATGTTTGGTGCGGCACACTCTAGCCACGCATTCTTACCTTCATTGTAGTTAACATAGTAGTCATCATCAGCCGAGTTAGATTCACCCTTAATGCGCATGATGTAACCATCAGGAGCAGCAGGGGGAAGCTTAGAGACACTGTTAACGTAACCCTTCAAGACATATGCATTAGTGTTGCCAAAGCCATCCTTAACAACAACATTAGGCATATCCCAGCCAGTCTTAGATTGGATGGAAACTACGGAATCACCAAAGACATAGAAGTTATAAGCATTGAAGTTGAAATTAGGATTCTTAGCGAACCCCATAGAGGCTCTGCCGCCAACCTGTCCTAATAGCCAATCATAGGTAGTTGCTCCATCATCAGCACTCTGAGAACCTGTAGCTAAGTCTACAAGTTTCTCTGCAATGTACGCAGAGGTAGTCTGTACAGCCTGCTTAGCTTCACCACCATCAGGGGTAATGACACCACACATAAAGGTACTGCCCATAAAGAGAGCATAGGTCTTAGCATAGGAGGCATTCTTAATGTACGCTAGTGCAGTGTCCTGACCCTTTTGAGAGGTAGTAGAACTAGACATACCAATGGTTTTACTACGGTTCAGAATGAACGTATAGTCTGCAACAGTGACTGCTCTAAATTCATCATTAGCGTCCGTGACATTAAGATAACTAGCATCATTGTCAATAACAACTTTCTTTTCATTACCTTTAAAATCCCATACCTTTAGAGACCCGCTGGACATACCTAAGATATACTGCTCAGTCTCGTCTCTGTTAATGACATGATACTTAGTAGTGAGTGGATCTACTCTGTCCCCAAGTCTCTTAATGTGAACTGTAGGAGGTCTCTTTTGCAGGCCATCGACTTCACTAGAGAAACCATTGATCTGCTCCTCTACCTGATCAGCAAACCTAATGATATCCGGTTGCTGAGATACGCCACCCTTATAGGATACTGTTGATTGCGATACTAATGGCATCCCTATTAGCTCCTCTGGATATACTGAGAAATGTATTGGTCATCATTGAGGATATTATAGTTACCCGTAGTTAGATCATAGTCAATGATATCTGCATAGGCACTAGATTCCTCAGTCATCAGATGCGTATTCAGGTCATCTGAAGTAAGATATCTCATCTGGAAGATTCTAGCTGCACGACAAGTAATGAACTTACGGAATACCTCAGGTAACTCCTCAAAGTCTAATCCTCTAACCAGAGTATCTAAAGTCAAACCCTCAGGGAACTCATTGGTCTGCGAAAGAATGTCGAAAAAATAGCCGGATCGTCTGATCAACTTATAACCACTGCTGACAAACCTAAGATAATTATTAGGGCAGGGAACTAAGTTAGTATCAGCGTCCGGCAATAAAGCTACTGAATCTTCAATATTAAAGTCCCATCCTCTTGATTGGATCTCTTTAGAGACACTATCGAGAATCCTCACTGCATTCAGAACGTCTACATTCAGTTCATCTTCAAGTGAGTTAACGGGACTAGAGCCTACAGCAGATAAAATCTCATTCACTGCATCTAGTTTGTTAGAAGGAGTGACAATCATAATTTATCCTTTGTAGTAGTATTTTATAGTTGTTATTATGTATTATTTGGGAGCTGCAGGGATCTTAGGCTTCCTAGAGACTACCTTAGGTTTGACTTCAGTTGGGGCTTTAATCAAACCTAATTTAATCTTTTCTTCTACAGTCAAACGGGAGCCTTTCTTAGAACCCCCGTTGACATAGAAATAGGAATCCTTAATGTCGGATTCCGAGTACATTACGCACCAACCTGAGCAGTCTTAACGAAGAGACCCACGGCTTCAGGACGAAGGCCACCGTGACCCACAGCCATCTTAGCGATGATCTGATCAGCCTGATATTCAGCTCTGCGAGCACGTTCCATAGCGAGATCCTTCAGCTTAAGGGCACCCACAGCGGAACGGTGGAAGGCGATACCCTGAAGGACAGCCGTAGAGATCTGATCCTTAAGAGCGTGCTTACCATCAACACCCTTGTTCAAGAAGTTCGGAGTTTCCACAATCTGGAAGCCACAGACATTCTGGAGCTTGCCCGTATTCGGATCAAAGATAGCAGCAAAGTTAGCAGCATCCGGCATAAGGGCACGGCAGATAGCCGAATAACCTTCGGGGGAGACAAGGAAATAACGGTCACCTGCCGGAACCCAATTCTTCGTAAACTGAGCACGGGCATCAATCAGACCCTGCAGGAGGATGTTGCCATACTCCACAGTCGTAGCTTCATCCTTACCCGTAACATACTCAAATGCCTTGCCCGTACCCGGATTTTCAAGAGTAGTATTATCAGGGATGTTCTCAGGCATACCCGCGGTAGTCTTAGCACCCGTGTTAGCAAGTTCATTGATAGAGGCACAGTCGAAAGCCTGAGCAAGAGCTTCACCAAGCTGCTTCGAGTATTCCGTACGGACATCATAGTGATTCATTGCATCATCGATATCCGTGATAAGAGCATCAGCCGTGAGGAGACCATCGATAGCAATCACTCGCTCCGTGTTCTCCATCTTCTTACGCTGATCATCTAAGGAGTTACCCGGGGTAAGATACTTAGCATGAGTACGACCCATGACAGCGAACGAGGCACTCTTCAATTACCTCACGTTTCACATAAGGCGCTACCCTTATGCTCCCTCTAGGATGCTGTTAGTTCCTAGAGAGCACATAGTTTCCTATGTGTTCAGACTATATCTTAACAATGACAGCCATGTTCTTCAAGATATCTAATGGCATTCTCAAGTCTATACGGAGAATCCTTCATAAGCCCAATCGCAGTATTGCAATTGTTGCAAAGGATACCCCGAAGTTTGCCTGATTTATGATCGTGATCAGCCGCTGCCTTAGTGTACCTAGAGGAATTCAAATCACAACCGCAGATAGCACATTTGCCTTCCTGAAGGCACCATGTACGTTCATAGGTATGAGGATCCCATCCTGTTTCTCTAAGCCTAATCTTAGCTTTCACACAATCCTTGCAGTCATTTCTATAGCTAATGTAGGTGCCACCACCTTTACACTTATCTTCTCGTTTATAGAAGTCGTCTATAGCTTTGACAATACCACAAGTTCTGCAAACTTTATAGCCTCTTTCGATAGCCTCTTTAATTGATTTTTTCATTGTTGTTACCATTTCGAGCATGCTTATGCCCTACGTATTCCTACTAGTCGTTGAGCCTTCTGTCCTTTCGGTACAGCTTGGTTGCTGATTCCCATTCTACAGGGTTCCAGCAGTTAAGTAACTTTTAGCACAGCAAGAGATTTTCAACCGTGCGGAATAGTACGAACAATCTGTTTGTCCATCATGACAGACGTTCTCGTGAAAGCCGTAAGGACTTCACCAGAGAAGATCTTCATGAACAGCTCATCACGATCACCAGCGCTCAGATTCTGACCAGGATTAGAAATAGAATTAGCGGTTAACGCAGCCATTTTATTATATTCTTATTGTAGTTATATTATTGTTATTAGGAAATGTTTTTATTATGGGTACGTTACACCTGAGTATAGTACATCTTCATTTCGATAGCTCTAGTGTAACTGGGGTCAGCACCATAGCGGGGGTCACTCATAGCCTCCACTACTTCCTGCTTACTTGAGAAGCCCTTATAGCCACCCGTAGTAACCCCACCACCCATAATAGTAGGATTACGTGTTCCTTGCTTAGCAATCATCTTAGCTTTCATACCCTCAAACATAAGAGTAACAGCTTCAAGATTGTTGTTGTCAATAGCTCGATTAAAGGAACTCAGAACCTTATTAGAGAGGTTTCCTTGTGCCCACTCAATAACCTTGTTGTACGCCTGTTCTCCGCCTGCTGAATTATAGACAGCATTAGTGAACTCACTCTCAAGGTTCTGTCGTGATTCAATGAAACCCTCAATGACCTCTGAAGGATAACCTGCCTGAGCAAGGTCAGCCATAGTCTTACTAGACAAGGCACCATACTCATTGTATTCCTTAATGGCCTGATTGAAGTCCACACCTTTAGCCTTAAGATCCTTACCAAGGGCATCTAAGGTTTTCGTGTGCTTATCAATCTTTACATTAAGGTCACCCTGAGGTTCGCCCTGAGGTTCTGCCGTAGGTTCTGCCTTAGGCTCCTCCTGAGGTTCCTCTACAGGGACAGCATCACCCTCCTTAAGAAGCCCTGAGGCTTCATCACCATCAAGGGTAAGCTGCTGAGTACCTGAGATCATAATATCGACACCATTGTCGACACTAAGACCATCACTATTCAAGTTTGTTGTTTCTTCGCTCACCTGTTACACCCCCTGTTCCTGTTGAGCTTTGTTGTTATCTACTGCCATCTGAGCCTGAGCATCAATACCCTGCTGGGCAGCATACTGTTCCATCATTGCCTGCTGTTCCTTAGCAACCTGTTCAGGAGACTTAACGAGACCCGTAGCATCAATCTGAGCACTCGTGAAGATACGCATAGCTAAGTTCTGCTGATTGATCATCTGCATGATATCAGGGAACTGAGCAAGTACCTGAAGTGCCTGAGACAAGTTAGCAAAGTCATGACCACGACCCAAGGCATCAACACCAGTGATGACCGTAGGTTCAATCGCAGCGAACTTCTCAGAGATAGTCGGAAGGCTGCCATTAGACTGCATCTGATTGAAGATACAGGACACTAAAGGCAACTGAAGTTCCTGAGACAGGAGACTATAGACACCCCCTAAGGTATCCTCAAGTTCCTGAGCCATATATCTGATTTCTTCTGCTGTTCTTTAATATTATCGGGGAGGCGTTACTTCCCCACTTATAGTTACCTATAAGAATAGACTATATCTTACCTAAAGGTTTCTACATTTCGAGCCACTTGGCTCTACTCCTTTCGGATAGTCGTTACACTCACTTAACCTTCTTAACACCTGTAACCCTAGCCCAAGATTTACCCTTCCAAATATTTTGGATAGTCCCACGAGAAACGTCTATTTTGTAGCGATTCTTAAGCTGTGTAGGCGTCAATCCACTATCTCGGAGTTTGTAAATAAAGAGTACTTCTTCCGTAGTTAGCTTATGCGTCCCAATAAGTTCCCCATGTTGTTCCATGTGTAAACCGTTGTCCCAACAGTGTCGAATATTCTGTTTAGCAGTACACCACTCTAGGTTGTCCACAGAGTTGTTATAACGGTTCCCATCCTTGTGATTAACTTGAGGGTAATTATTAGGATTCGGAATAAATGCTTGAGCAACAAGACGATGCAAAGGAACAAACTTAGAGCAATGATCTGCACCTAAATGTACCTTCACATATCTGTTTGTCTTGGTTATAGATGTACCTTTAATCCATTTGCCATTATCCTCATTAAAGATTGTTCCATCTTCAAATAAGGTATAATTATGGACACATGGAAAAGGTAATAATTCATTAAGGTTGGTTTTTCTCATAGTTAAAAACCTCGTTAGCTCGGTATTGTCCCAGAGGGATGTTCACCGAATTAGTAGAATTTATAGAGAGCCACTTTAGTTAACCCTCTCAGCTTGGCGTTGCACACTAGAATTAAGCATGAAGCAATAAGACAATCTCTGTTCGATACCCTGAGATACCGCATAGCAGCCCTGAAGGTCAGTCTGTTTGTTTGTCTGCATTGCAACAATATCGTCCTGTCGACCTCTTACGAAAGCCCCATTCTCAGCTTTAGTAAGAGCCTTAATGTTAGTCTGACAGGAAGGAGACACTAGGTACAATACCTTAGCACAAATCATAGCCATATCGTTAATGGCATGCTGAAGGTTCTCTAAAGAGATCAAGTCACCAAGGTAATCTTCAACAAAGGATCGACCATAGGATTCCCCATCTTTCTTAGTGAATCTCACAGGGATCCAAGGACATTTGCCATAGGGATACGTCTGTTCTGATCCGGGGATAATGGTGTTATTTACTTCCTGATAGGATTCCCAAGTGGATCCCTCTAAGGTATCCCCACGGACAAGATAGGTATGAGTGTAGATGTTAACCTTCTCAGAACGATTAACCTCATTACCTGCATTGCCTAAGAGACTTAAGATACTCGGAGGGATAGTCCCCTGAGCTAAAGTATCTCTAGCGACAATCTGAAGTACATTGCCGATAGCATCTCTTTCAACTACAAAGTTTCTGAGAGTGTAGCACTTCATGCCACCCTCTAGAGGAGGCAAAAAGAGCAACGCATTGCCAGCAATAATGAGCTGTTTGATGCACTCAAAGAGCGTAGGTCTAAGACCATTATGCTCCATATACTTCACCATAGCAGCCTCCATCATAGACAAGCCGTACTCTATGGCATCCTTAACCTGATCGTTGCCAGATGCCTGTAGTGCCTCATTAGATGCAGTATCTAACCCAAGCCTAAAGAAAGGCTGACCCGGGGGAAGCAAAGATAACAACAACTTAGATGCTAAGTTATTGAGACCTCTAGCCCCAATAGAATTATAAGGTGTCGTATAGGCAGTGCCACCATCATCAGATTCCTTAGGGAACAACTGAGGGATAGTATAGGTAGCATTCTTCTCTGCTCTCTGGGTATACTGATCTCTGTCCGTAGACAATCTTTCGTATACCTTTTGTGCACCTTCAGCAGTTTGATTATCTAGTTTAGTTTCTGCCATTATTACACAATATTACGTCCCGTACCCCCAGCACCAGTCATGTCAACCTTAAGAGACTTCTTGCCTCTCTTCTTTCCTTTAGTTAACTGTTGCTTCTCTGATTCTGATTCAGTAGTGTTAGTCGTATCTGCATTCACAAACCCTAACTCAGGAGCAGGAACAGGCGCTTCAGTAGTCGATTGACCAGAGTTACTGTGGCCACCAATAAGGCCACCAGTGGAGAACTTAACTACTTTCTTAAAGGGTTTACTGATTTTACTGAAAAATCCCATTAATATCCTCTTTACTTAAATAATAGCAATTATAAATACGGAATCCTTTAGAGACATAACTATTCTTTAACATAGGAGCACACCAATCATTGACACTCCCAGTTTGAATATAGTCACACTCATCATTCTTTAGACAATCAATTAAATAATCAGACAACGCTCTAGCAATGCCTGCTCCTCTTTTAAAAGATACAGTCCATTCTTCATTAAGGATTCTTTGCTTATCAGAATACCAAGGGTAACCATAGGATAACAAACAGCATCCCACTAGTTCATCTGCAGATTGACTATAGAAACCAATAATACGATAATCATATTGGTTATTATTCAATACTACATCTTTAACAAAAGACCTAATATAGTCTTTATCTCAGTTTCTTATGAAG